TATCTTCAGCTTTTTTTCTTTTCTTCTTTACCTTTATCTCATCGTTCGTGCAATTTGATTCTTTGGTACTGGATATTTTCTTGTTCATAAAATTCTTGTCTTTTTAATTGGTGTTGTATTCCGTAATATAACTGATCGGCTATATCAACGATATATAAAGTGCTCTTGCTTGAGTGTAATCTAAGTCCTCTTCCAATGCTTTGTAGTGTTTTGATTTTAGATTTACCCCCACCGCCAAAAATAATATAATGCAGATTCTTGATATTAATACCGGTAGAAAAAACCTTGGATATGGCAATACATATAACATTGCTATTATCTTCCATTATTTTTCGTATACTTTCCCTATCAACAACATCCATATCACCATTTATATAATATATTTGTTTGTCTTCTATATTATTTTTTAACAAATTATACAACTTTTCACCATGCTTTAAATAATCGACCAATATTAAAACATTATTATGACAATTCGATGTTAACTTCTTAATAGTATCGTTTCTGAAATTATTATTGACAAGAAAATCTATTTCATTTCTATAATTTTCCGTTGCAAGAGTATTACCAAAATTTCTCAAAGGTTTATTTTTGTAATTTATTTCTATTATCTGTGATATTGCAGGAACAACGTGATTATCCTTTCTCAGTTCATAGCTTTTTTTAGTGTATATGATTGGACCAATTTTACCAATTATTGTCCACTGATCAATTTTGTCTTCAGGAAGGGTTCCCGTAAATCCAAACTTATGATTAGTACCGCAAGTATCTATTATTTTTGTTATCTCGTTGGATTTTTTGATATGATGACATTCATCCACCACCAATACATCGATATGCTTCAACCACTCAATGTCGCTATTCTTCGATTGCAGAATAGCTGTTGTACAAATTATTACATTTTTTGTAATATTGAGTTGATCGTCCCCTGTCCACTTTGAGATAGTGAACGGCACTTGATATTCGTGAAAATCGGAAAATGTCTGCTCTACGAGACTTCTATTGGGTACAATCAAACAACATTTAAAACTTTTATTAATTGTATATATTTTAGAAAGGAGTGATGCCATGGTCAGTGTTTTGCCACCAGCCGTTGCGAGTAATACAGTGCCTCTACCGTATTGAAAGCTTTTATCAACAATTTCTTTTTGATAATCTCTCAAATTTAGAGCCAGGGGATACTCATCCAAAGAATAATGAGCATTCTCTCGCCAATCGTAAGCGGATGGATTATTCTCTTTTAACAAATTAGTGTCAACTCTAACCTTGTCTACTGGATAATTCGTTTCATTTTTAATAAATTTTAATATTTCACTCAACATGCAAGGGTCGAATCTGCCAGTGGATGTTATGGCATACTTCCTAGAGGGCATGAATTTGTTCCTGTTGAACTTAGCGGCATCGTTTTTGACAGAAAAATACTCTCTGGCTTCTTCAAAGAAGGAACCGGAATACACCCCTTTTGATTTTTTAATGTCAAAACCCAGTTCTATCATGTTGTTTCTAGTTGTACGATTTTAATGATATTGCCAATATCAAAACTCATTGAGCTAATCACCTTCTCAACTTTTTCGTAAAATTCTATAAGATTTCTACTGTTTTCTATCTTATTATCGATATCAATAATCATTTCGTGTGTCTCAGCGGTTCCCCTCAATGTATTTTTAGGTAATGTAACAACAGCCTCTCTTTTCAAGAGTTCCATTACACTATTCAGTGCAGTGTTTCTTTCTTTATCCAAAGAATTTAAATTATTTTTCTCCAAAATAAGACGAGAAACCCATTTTGCTTTTTTAGCGGGTAAAAGAAGAGCGGATTCTTTCAGATTAATTTCATCAACGAAACAATCGTTTTTCAATTCTTCAATATATTTACTGAGGCTCATGGTATTAATAAATAGTATTATATCACATGATTATAAAAAAGTCAAATATATGATAACTTTTAAAAAATATATAGAAATACTGGAGAAAAAGGAAACAGAATTCGATGTTACTGAGATTCTAATTGGTTCAAAGATAATAAAAGTCGAAATAGCTGATAATAATAAAAAAAGAGCCAAGGGAATGATGCACAGGACATCGTTAAAAAATAATCATGGAATGCTTTTCTTGATGCCTAGAGTTAAACGTGCATCTTTTTGGATGAAAAACACCGAGGTTCCACTAAGCATAGCCTTCATAGACCCCTCTTGCAAGATTATTGAGATGTATGATATGGTTCCCAATTCCGACGAGAGGGTATTGAGTAGATCTTTTAATGTAGCATATGCACTGGAGGTTCCTATGGGGTGGTTTAAAAAGAATAAAGTAAATAAAGGCGATCTCGTACAAGGACTCCCCAAAATAATTGAGGAGGACAACACTGCTGGTGGTGGGGGCGTTTTTGGTGTAGGTGCATCGTTCGGTCATGGGGGGGATATGATAAACAGTGATTTTTATGCGACAGGATATTCGGGTGTCCCTTACATCATGGGAAGTAAGCCCATGAAAAGAAATTTAATCAAAAACAAAAATAAAAAAAGAATTAAAAAACGATTAAATAAATCGAAATGATAAATGATCAAGACGATTTAGGGCATTGGGTGAAGGCAAAAGATATATCAACATTTGGTGATGAATCCAAGGAATATTTTGGATTCGTTTATAAAATTACATTGCCCAATGGTTATTGGTATATTGGTTCAAAGCAGCTGCAATCAAAAAAGAAGTTAAAACCATTAAAGGGGAACGTGAATGCCAGAAGAAAGGTGGTTGAGAGTGATTGGAAGACATATTCATCATCATCTAATACAATCAACGATTACATCACCAAGAATGGCAAAGGGGGCATTCTGTTCGAAATCTTATATCTGACTAGAGGTGGGAAGTTCGAGTTGAAATACTGCGAGATGAGAGAACAAGTATTGAAAAATTGTTTATTCGAAGAAAATTCCCTCAACGGCATTATAAATGTCAGGCTAACTAAGAAAAAAACTTTTAAATTTTAAAATAATTTACTTTTACCACTTGACTTTGGGTGTAGTGGGTATTATAATATTTCTGTGGATGATTTTTAGAAACCATTTTGAATCTAGAATATGGAAAATAGAATACAGAATAGAGGAAAAAGTGTGAAAAAACTCATTAAACATGGTTAATTATAGCATAGTTTATTGGAATATCAAAAGAGATATAGATGAATTCTCTCTAAAATATAATTTTGAATTTGATAATTTAAAAATTAAAACAAAAAGAGAAATTCTGATTAAGTTTTCTTTGGAAAATATTTTAAAATTTTTGGAGAAAACTAAGAATAAAAATCCAATTTTCTTTTTCGAAAAAGAATTTAATAATAATTTATTTCTATTTTGTTTTAAAAAATTAGAAAAAATACTCTGCTTTCCATTCATTTATTGTGAATGTTTTGATTGCTCTAAGGGAATTGAAAAAGAATTATCTAAGAAAGCTGAAATATTTCATATTAGAAATCAATTCAATTCTAAAACAGTTAGAAAAGAATTGTTTGGTGAAAATTATTCAGATTTAATTCAAAAAATAATTGATTTTAAATATTTGGGATGCTTTCGAAAGATGGAGAATACCTTTGAATTATAGGTAAAAATGATTTAAGTGCTTCTTTTGCATTATTTTCATTTATATCACCAAATTCAACAATTTTTTCTTCTTCATCTGGATCGAGTCTTTCGATCATCAATGCTTTTGCAATTAATCTAACAAGAAATACCATACCTTCAGGTGAAAGTGTATCTGTTTTTGGTTTTTCTTCAGGTATTTCTGGTACAGGTGTTGGTTGTGCTTGATCTGGAACAGCACCTTCTGGTGGAGCAGGAGGAATGGGTGGTTGTTCTTGCTCTGTAATAATTTCCCTGTAAGTTCTGTTTAATAATGAATGAAATCTGCTCATATTGTTATTTAATCTCTTTTAAAAGTTCTAAATTGAAAATAACTCTTTTTAATATTTCTTCATTTACTCTTTCACCTTCGCCATTGAGCATACTTGTAATTTTTGTAACAAGGTGCATATCATTACCAAATTCAGCACATGGTTGATTAACCTCTCTTTCATATTCATCATATTCCAGCACACTAGATACCGATGAAATATAATCAGACGCTTTAATAATTTTTGACAACATCCATGCTTCCATTTTGTTTGATTTTTTCATCAGATGCATTAATTTTTCAGCACTATTTAAAATGTTATAAACTTCGGATTTAGCCATTTCCGCATTTGGATTATTACCATCTTCACAATCTTCGCAATTCTCTTCTCCGTAACTTTCTTCTCCGCAATTACCATCAGAACATTCTTCGCAGCCCTCTTCGCATCCACCACCCCCACAAGTGGCGCATTGTTTTCTGTTTTTATCCATTTGACTGGTATTTTGTTGCATTTGCTCTGGTGATAATTGTGTGGGAATATCGTATTCAACAACACCCTCTTCATCAGCATTATTCATTGGGACAAAGTTTTTAATTAAAACGTTTTGAGGTTGTTGACCATTTGAAATATTCATTTCATTTAATAAAATTTGCTCATACGCTTTAGAAATATCTACGAGACTTGATTTTCGGTTCATATTATTATTTAGTGTTATACTAAATATGTTTATGAACAACTTTGATAATCTTGTTAATGTTATATTGGAAGGAGCTAGATGTACTGGTCCAACAAAGAAAGCATCTTCTGATAGGAAAACGAAAAAATGGACCAAGTGTGCACGTCAACCAGACGGTTCTTATAAACGCATACACTGGGGGCAGAAAGGTGTGAGAGTTGGTGGGGGTTCATCGAAAAGAGCTAAATCGTTCAAAGCAAGACACAAATGCCGATCTGCAAAATCTGGAAGTCCCCAAGCCATGGCCTGCCGTGATTGGAAATAAGTTATTTAAAATTAACATGTTAGTAAAATTAAATGATGAAAACATGGAAAAAACTGGAGTGTATAAAATAACAAATCCACTTAATAATGAATTTTACATTGGAAGTGCATCACAAAGTTTTGCGAAAAGATTTTTAAACCACAGAAGATTGCTAAAGTTTAGTAAAAACCCATGTAGTTATTTGCAAAAAGCATACAATAAAAACAAAAATGTCGATTTTATTTTTGAAATATTGGAAGTTTGTAATAAAGAAGAATGCATTAAAAAAGAACAATTCTACCTAGATACATTAAACCCAAAATATAATTTGTGTAAAATAGCTGGATCACATTTAGGTAGAAAATTATCAATAAATCAAAAAATAAAATTTTTTGAATCTATTAGAACTTTTGGCGACAAAGAAATTATAAACATGTTTGATATGTATAATAAAGGAATAAAAGTAAAAAAAATTTCTGAATTTTTAAATTGTAAACCAAATAATGTAAGTTGTATTTTAAATAAAGATTACAAATACAAATATGTAAAAGAAAAATACAATTTAGTTGTTAAAAATAAAAAAACTTATTATAGTGGTAGGTTTTTAATAACAAAGCCAAATGGGGAACAAGTTATAGTTGAAAATTTAACAAAATACGCGGAAGAAAACGGTTTAGAAGCTTCAAATCTAAACAGATGTTCAAATGGAATAATTAAAAAGTCAAAAGGTTACAAAGTAACAAAAATAGATTAAATAATTTACACAAATGAAATTCAACGACCTCTACAAATATATAACGGAAAATTTTCAAAACTTGGAAAATGTTGATTTTGATTTCACAGTTTCCGTTTCAGATGCCGCATTGCAATATATTTTTGCAATGATGTGGGCGGATTGGATGGAGCAAGAGGTGCCTCAAGATTCCGAACAATATGTGAGATTGAGCGGTAAAGAGATAACCGAAGTTGCTCCAAATTATGCGGATTTTCTTTCAGAAAGAGAGCAAAGAGAATTGGAAGACAAAGTTTATGGTCTTTTGACAAAATTTGAAGAAGCTAATGGTGGAACGGATATAAAAGAGCTATATAAAAAAGCATTAGAGGTTGATGGTCAATCATTGGAAGATCATGATGAAAGATATTCGTCCCCCGAAAGATTTGCATGGCTTGTAATTATGAAAATGTTGGGACATGGTGTTTCTTGGGAAGATGATCATGAGAAACCCAATTTCAAATATCCACATGCGGAAATTTCATATTTAGAATTTCCTAGTTTTGAAGAATTTGAAAAGGAAGAGACGGATGTTGATGCTGATTATGAAGGCGAAAGTTGGAAAGATTCTTATGATCCGGATAAATCTGGAGATGAATGGAAAGAAGATAAAGAATGAAATTTAATGATTTATACAACTATATTTTAGAAAATGCCCTTGGCCTTGTTGAAGATATCGACATTGAGGGTGTTGGAATAGTCAAAGCAAAAACAGATACTGGAAATTCAGCATACAATGTTTTACATGGAATTATAAGAGAACAAAATGGTGGGAATGTTATTTTTGAAACGGTCAATGACGTGGTTATCAAAATGCCATATAGTAATGAAGTTAAAATTCATATAGGTTCCGGTAATAAAGAAGATAGACCAGTTGTTAAATTCAATGTTACAATAAACGGTCAAAAATATGAAGGTGTGCCATTTTCAATAGCAGATAGAAGTGAAAATGAATACAAGGCACTTCTTGGAGAAGAATTCATTAAAAATAATGGTGGTATCGTGGATATCAACAAAGAAGACTAGGAAAAGATAAATAATTAAGTGAAATTTTTAAGCCTATTGGAACAAGCAGTGAAGTCAGTGAATCTTCAAAGGGTACGCATTAAGGTTGATCCTATGTGGTCCGAGAAGTTGGGTATTATGAATTCACCATATTATGAAGGATATATACTACAAGAATGTCCAGGAAGCAAAATGGACTTCAAAGTTTTCATTGTCAACACTCCATCAGGAATTGA